CGTTTAGGCTATGAGGCTGCACCTATTTCAGGCGGGCTTTTAGCGTTTCAGGAAGGCGGGCAGATGATGTCTGAAGGAAGGCAGCAGGAAGGTATGTCAGGACTAGGAAACTATCTTTCCGGGTTAGCACTTCAGGCAGCAGCAATTCCTGAACTTATGAGTCTTGGAGCACTGAAAACTGGAACAGCAGCGAAAGCAGCAGCAAAGGCAGTAAAAGAGGCAGGGAAGACAGTTACAAAGCAGGCTGCAATTATTAACCAAGGGATTAGAAATGAGCCGACTTTAGATAAAGCTATTAAGAAAGCACGAAGACAGAAACACCTGATTCCTGATCAAAGTAAGGGCGCAGAAGGGCAGTTTGTTGGAGCACCTCGCGGAATGAATTCCCGGTCTCAGATTAGGAAAATGCGGAAGGAATTCGATGCTCAGGTTGCCGGGGGTGTCTTAGGTGCAGATTGGTATCAAAGAGTCAAAAACATGATTTCCGATGTTTCAGGAGGGGATAAGAAAAGTGAAAACAAACTTTCTGAAGCATTTGCCTTATTTTCCGCACAAGCAAACCCGGATACCAATATGGGTTGGGCTTTACAGGCTTTAAACCAAAAAGCAGCAGGACTGCAGGGTGATGCATTTCCCAGAGTAAAAACAGGAAAGCAAACCGAGACCTTTCTAAAATTTGCAGACTCAGACGAGCAAACAAGACTTGGGAAAAAGACACAGGTTTATCACGATTCACTAAACCCTAATGTTGGTCAGACGATCACCGGAACAAACGATATTTGGCACGGGAGAGCATTCGGATATCGGAATAATGACGGCACACCTTTTTCCCGGGGATTCACACCACAAGAGCACGTTTTCCTAGATAACGAAACAGTCCTCGCAGTTGACCGGGCAAACAAGCGGAAACTTGGAGGAAGAGATAATTGGACTGCAGCCGAAATTCAAGCTGCTGCTTGGGTCTTTGCAAAAGGGAAATCTGAATTCGCGAAGAACCCCGGCAAGTTTAATGATAATTTTAATAACGCGATAGATTGGGCTAAGAAAACTTATCCTGATTATATTCAAAAATACACAGCATACGGGACGAGGGAGGATATACCGGGTGCAGGGACAGGACAACTTCCTGCACTCTTAAACACTGATTATATGACCCGGGCGCAATATTCCGATGATGTCCCGGGCAGTTACGCAACTCCACAGGATGTAATCACCGAGGCATCAGGTCTTTACGGTGAAGGGCTAAGACCTGCCACTGGTGTTTTCACTTCTCAGACTACTGGAGTGACTGAGGTTAACCCTGCACAGGCTAATCAGGTTTTAGTGGATCTCGTTAATGACGAAGGCGGGAAAACGATTTCAGATGTTTCTCAGTCTTTCCTAAATGCAATAGAGGGGGTTCAGGGGTATATCAACATGCAGAACGGATCTGCTTGGCACAAATTTATGCCTTTCCAGAAAAACGGAGGAGTTAAAAGCAAAGTTTCAAATGCTTTGAGAATCGAGACCGGAGCACCCTTGGACGAAGCAAGAATGAAAGCTCTTGCAAACTGGGCAGACGAGAGAGGAATGATCCTTTCTGATAACGGAGCCTCAGTGGTTCTTTGGCCTGACGAGTGGGGCAGCAAGCCTGCTCTGACTTCAGGCGGGAAAGAAATGATTGCAGCAGGAAATGTTCCTAGTGGCACAGAGATGCAGAAGCTTCTCGAAGGGGTTACAGCAACTAAAACAAGGCAGGCAGTCCCCGGGTGGAAAGAAGAACTCGCGGATCTGCTGCAGATAGATTCCGGGAAAGTCGAAAGAGGTAGGGTAGTCAGTGGATATGTGGACTACGAAAATATAACAAACAGAAATGATTTAAGTCCTGAACAGGTTGCAGAAGAATTCAGAATGCCCGGGAAATATACAGTTTCTGATTCTGCACCTCCTAATGCAGGACGAGCACTTAGGACTAAGACTGTTCTTGACCTACTTGATGACCCAAATATTCCTGCAATGCTCGATAATTTAGACAGCAGCCGGGAGTTTAAGCAGCTTGTGATCGACAACATGAATCGAGCAAGTGATTGGGCAAAGAACCTAAACACTCCGCTGCGCGAAGATCACATGAATGCATTAAAGATCCTTTCTCAAAAAGGCTTTAAAGGGTTGAGAGAAGCAATGAAAAACGGGGCAGTTTTGCCTGCAGTAGCACTCCCGATTTTCGGATCTGCTTTCCAGTTACAGCAGGAGCAAGAGGGGTAAAAAAAATTATAAATGAATGCAGTGTATTATACCCCTGAGCGAATTAAGAAGCTAAGACCTTGGATACAAACAAAATCGCCCGGGCAGAAGAAGCAGCGCGGATATACAAGTCACATATCTTCGAGGAATCGTGGCAGGAGTTGAGGGGAATCCTCACAGAAAAACTTCTTAGCACTGATTCAAACGAAATAGATATCCGCGAAATGCATTATCACCGGATTAGGCTGCTCGACGAACTTAAAGCAGCACTTATAAAAATAATGAATGAGGGGAGTATAGAAGCTAAATCATTAAGGCTTAAGCGCAGATGAGTGAAGAAGCAACCCCAGTTGATACAAGTATGCAAGGCGCAGAAACTGCCTTCGCAAATTTGATGACAGGCACACCGGAACCGGAGCCTGAAGCAGCAGCACCTGAAGAACTCGAAGCAGAGCACCCTTCAGATGATGCTGAATATTTAGATGCTGAAGAAGAACTTTCCGGGGAATCGGAGGTTGAAGAAGAGCAGCAGGTTGAAATTCAAAAATATGCTCTGCCCTTCGGGGAAAACGGAGAAGTTATTGAAGTCGATCAAGCGGATCTTCAAAACTATGTTCTGAGGCAGCAGGACTATACTCGAAAGACACAAGAAGTCGCTGCAGCACGAAAGCAGCTTGACGAGGAACGAAACTCTTTAAGAGCAATTCAATCACTCGCAAATCAGCTTCAAGACGAGTATGACGGTCTGAAAAAAGTCGAAGAGTCAGAACGATCAGACGATTACTGGGAACAGCTAAAAGCTGAAAACCCGATGCAATTTATGATCGAGCGACAAGAACTGCAGGAGAGATCGCAGCAGCGCGAAGCAGCGCAGCAGAAGGTCTTTGCAATGCAGCAGCAATTAGCAGAACAGCAAAAACTTGAGCAGCAAAGAAAGCTTTATGACGAAGCTTTGAAACTCGAGCAACTGATCCCTGAGTGGTCAGATCGTTCTGTTGCTGAAAAGGAAAAGCGGGATTTAATGGAATACGGGAGATCTCAATCCTATTCCGATGAAGAGCTTAATAATGTAAGTGATTCAAGAGCAATTAATATGCTCAGAAAAGCTTACTTGTGGGATCAGTTACAAAGTAAGAAAAGTAACTTAAAACAAAAAGCTCTTGCTACACCTGTTTCTTCTAATGCAGTTCGCAATGCAAATGCTCCTCGACAAAAGATGACTGAATATAAAAAAGCTGAATTACAGTTAAGGAAAACAGGAAAACTAAAAGATGCAGCGAGTGCATTTGAACATCTTCTAAGGAGATAAAATGGGACAATTAACAGATGTAATGGAAAGCTATGATGCTTCCGCAATTAAGGAGGATATTTCCTCAATAATTTTCAACTTAGACCCGGATGAATGCCCAGTTTTGTCGAATGCGGGACGTAGGGATATTCAAAATACTTTATTCCAGTGGCAGGTAGAAAGTTTACCTACTTCAACCACAACTAATAAGCATATTGAGGGTGCAAAAATCCTCGAAGTTGATGCAGAATTAGATGCAGGAACTGCAACTACTTTGCTGAATAACTACACGCAAATTTCTTGGAGAAACGCAACCGTTTCGGGGACATTACAACAGGTCTCCCAGCATGCTAAGTCCCAGGAAATGGCACATCAAATGGCCTTGCGTTCTAAACAGCTTAAGATTGACTTAGAAAAGACTATTTTAAGTCATAATCCTGCACACGCAGGAGCAGCGGACGGTACTGCAAGACAGACCGAATCCTTGCCTCATATGATTGGCAGGCTCGGAACTGCAGGTTCTGCTTGGGCAGCCACTGACACTTCTATTTCCCTTGACGAAACTTCGTCTACCGGGACAGTTGTCGCAACGTCTGCAACCGGAGCGCATACCGATGCTACTACAGCAGCCGGGTCTCTTGCTGTGATGTCAGAATCCCGATTTATGGGAGTCGCAAACGGTATCTGGGACAACGGTGGGAATCTCGATACTGTAGTCTGTAACGGTGCTATTAAAAGAGAGATCTCGGACTTTGCAGGACGGGCAGCTTCTCAGATTATAGTATCACCGGAAACAGTCGCAAATAACGTCACCTTAGTGCAAACGGACTTTGGTGATTGTAAAGTCATGATGGACCGACATATGGACGTTAATAATGGTGTCGATGTTGGTTTTATTGACTTCGATTATTTGAAGATTGCCTTCCTGCGCCCTTTCACTAGACAAACCCTTGCGAAACAGGGCGATGCAGACGTAGAAAATCTGATCTGCGAATGGGGCATTGAAATGAGTAATGTTCAAGCCTTTGGTTGGATGTTCGACGTAAACAAAACATACGCATAATTAATTTATCGGAGTTTAGTTTATGTTAAAACCTACTTCTCGAAGTAGTGTTATTTATAATCACCGGGGGGATGTAATGAGTGAATTTACTGTCTCCCCGAGTGATGACACAACTACCTTTGTAAAAAAGCAGGATGTCACAGATCTTTTGAAGTATTGTCACCTCAAAAGAGAGTATGTGCCTATTGATCGAAAAAGTAATTTTAGACCTATTGCAGAGATCCCAAATATAATTTACTACCGGGCAGTTCGTGAAGGTTGGGCTAACGACTCGAATGCTTGGAAAAAGTGGTATTCAGATCCTGACAATAAGTATTTCAGAACTTCAAACATGAGAGCATAAAACATGAAACAAGCCACAGAAGATTACATCATGCAGCAGATCGACAAGGTGCTCGATCAGGGGGTAGACGGCAAACCGGATATTCAAGCTTTCAACAAGGTTCGCAAAAACTTTGGCAGCGCGGGTGATTTTATCATGATGGGACTTATTGCTATGCGCGCAGTTGAGAGAGGCAAGAAGAACGGCAACGGGAACGGTAAGAAGGCAGCAGCAGCAGGATAATGGCGATTACGTCTTACAGCACTCTGATCAGTGCAGCCAAGACGTACCTGAACAGATCTGATATTTCCGATGCACAGATTCAAGAATTCATTTCATTAGCTGAAGCGAGTTTTAATCGTGTTTTAAGAACTAGAAATCAGATTAAGAGATCAACGTCAAGCATCTCTACTCAGTTCGTTACGCAACCCACTGATCTGCTTGAGCTATATAACATTCAGCTTAACACTGACCCGGTCAGAAGGCTCGAGCAGGTTAGCTTGTCGAAAATGGACTCGCTTAAAGAAGAGTCTTCCACTTCAGGCAAGCCGAGGTATTTTGCTATTACAGGCTCAGACTTTGAGTTCTATCCTGCACCGGATGCCTCTTACAATATAGAGGTGATCTATTACGCGACAATAGATCCGCTTTCTGCTGATTCCGACCCAAATTTTCTAATAACAAATCATCCTGATATCTACCTTTTTGGAACTTTAGTTCAAGCAGAACCTTGGCTAATGAACGACGAAAGAATCGGAGTCTGGGGAGCACTTTTAGGAAAGTCTATTGAAGAGCTTCGAGTCTCTGACGAAAGGTCACAAACTGAAAGCGGGACTATCGTTATGAGAGCAAAAAGGAACCTTGATTATGGGGGGTGGAAGTGACTTTAGTAGTAACTAATGTTGAATATGTTAAAGAAACTGCACCTTCTGTAAATTACACAAATACTTCATCTACAGAAGTAAGCTATTCAGGCGAATCTGCTACTTCACAAACATATAGTGACCAAACTAGTACAGCACTAAGCTTTAGTAATCAAAGTGCTTCCAGTTTAGTTTATGATGAATTTATTAAAAGGGAAGGCACACTTTATAACTCGGGATATTATAATGAAGAGTTTTATGCAAGCAGACCTTTTATGATTGGGAGAGTAGAAAATGGCTAATACTTTTACAACAAATTACAGTTTAACAAAACCTGAAGTAGGTGGAGCAAATGATCAGTGGGGAACACTGATTAACACAAACCTAGATACATTAGATTCACAGGTTTTTGATAAAGTAGATAAGACAGATCTAAAAGGTGCTACACACTCTCTTAGTTTTTCAGGAAATAATATAACTACAGGCACAAGCAACGGTTTTAATAACTTTGCACAGGGTGACAGGATCTTCATTGCAAACGCTTCAAGTAATGCTGCGAACAAAGGTGAGTTTGTAATAGAAAACATTGTGGGTTCAAGTAATAACGAATTGGACTTAAAAAAAGCAGATAATAGTACAGATGCGGGATTTACCACAGAAACGATTTCAAGCACGGTTGCTTTAATAGAAGTACCAAAATTTACTAGACCCGGGTTATCACATTTAACAGGAGAGATTAGGCTTTTTGGCAGCACATCTTCTTCAGTTATAAATAACTTAGGTTCAATTACTTTTGGTTCTGGCACACGTTATTTTTGGTTAGCATGTAACGGTCAAGCAGTAAGTAAAACAGTTTACGCTGATTTATATAATGTATTAAAAAACGGAGGCTCGACATGTGTGTTTGGCGAATCAGGAAGTAACTTCAACCTTCCTGATCTTCGAGGCAGGGTTCCGGTAGGTGATGATACTATGGCAGGATCTGATGCTTCTAGAATGCCCTCTTCGGGAGATGTGATAGGTGAATCAGGAGGAGCACACCAACACACTATAGGGACAGCAAATATACCTGCCCACACTCACCACCAATCTGCCCACACTCACACTTTTAGTGGTTTCCAAGATATCAGTGAATCATCGCACGTTCACATGTTCACAGGGGATGATATGCCTGATTACAGTAACCTACAAATACTAAGGCAAGCATCAACAGGTGGAAATTATGATGCTCAATCAACACCCGGTAGTAATCATTATTATTACAAAACAAGTGCAGCAGGTTCGTGGTCTAAACGTATTGAGTTTAACAATACTAGTGTGGCAAGTACTTCTGATGTAGATACAGGTGCAGTGGTAGAAACTCACGCGACTACTGCAGTTTCTAACTTACAACCCTACCTAGTAATCGGTTCTTACATTATTGCAACATAATGGCAGATACTTTCACTACTAATTTAAGCTTAACGAAACCTGAGCCGGGTGCAAGTAAGGGGTCTTGGGGGACTAAACTTAATGCTAATTTCGACACACTTGATGCTGCTGTTTTATTAACAAGCACACAAGCATTAACAAACAAAACATTAACTGATTGTGTCGCAAATACTCAGAGTGCTAGTGATAACTCAACTAAGTTAGCAACAACTGCATATGTTGATAATGCCGTTTCTTCTGAAACAGATACATTATCTGGTCTTACTGACACTACTATTTCTAGCCCAAACGATAACGAAGTTCTTGCTTATGATAATGCATCTTCAAAGTTTATAAATCAGTCAGCAAGTCAGGCAGGTTTACAGACTTCTTTAACCAACGGTATTTCTAATACTAATAATGTAGTAATAGATAGCGCATCTGTTGCAGATGATGAGTATGCGCGCTTTACTTCAAGCGGTTTAGAATCAAGATCTTATTCTGAGGTATTAAGTGATATTGGAGCACAGGCATCTATAACAAGTTCTGCAAGACTTAATGCAGATTTAATACATGACGGCACAATTAGTAACACAGAGTTTGGTCACTTAAATGGGGTTACTGATAACATCCAAACACAAATTAACAATATTACTACGATTCAGGGGGTCTCAGAAGCGGACGTAGTTGCTCTTTCAATAGCGTTAGGATAATGGCTAATACTTTTAAAGTTGTTACAAAACCTACTGTTTCTGCAGACAGCAGTTCACCCACTACAATATATACTGTTCCTGCTTCAACAACTTCGATTGTCTTAGCATTGTTGGTTGCAAATAAACACACCAGTTCGATTAAAGCAACGGTTCAAATTGTATCAACGACTGCATCTGGGACAACAGGTGGGGGTGCAAATAATGGGACAGTAAACGTGATTAAAGATGTTTCTATAGAAGAAGAAACAAGCCTAGAGATAATGAGTGGGCAGAAGTATGTTTTAATGACAGGGGATATCTTAAAAGTGTATGGAGACAACGCAAACTTAGACGTCACTTTAAGTTTTATGGAGATCACATAAAATGCCATTTATCGGGAAACAATCCACATCCAATTCTCAAATCACCAACTACACCACAACGGTTGGTTCTGGTGGACAGACTAATTTTACAGTAGTGATTGAGGGAGGTGACGAAACACACGTTTATTTAAATGGTGTTCTGCTTAAAGAAACTACTGATTACACAGTCAGTTCCACACAAGTTTCTTTGGTTAGTCCTGCAGTAGAAAACGATATTGTTGAGATTAAAGTATTCAGAAGTTTTGCATTAGTTGATGCAGTAAAAGCAACAGGTGGGACGTTTAGTGGTGATGTTACTGTCCCGAATCTAACACTTTCGTCTAATGTAATTAAAGCAAGTGATGGTGGATCAACGATCACTTTAGATGATTCCGATAATGTTACTTTAGCAGGAAATTTAGTAATACCCAATGGTGGTAACATAGGATCTGCATCTGATACTGATGCTATTAGTATTGCTTCAAATGGTAAACCCACATTTAGTGCAGGGATAGCAAACACAGGGACTATTGATGCGGGCACGTTCAACGGAACGATTGGTACTTCTGCAACAGATTCAGCCACCTCAAGCACCTCAGTTACTAATAATAGTACACAGTATCTAAATTTAAACCCTTGTTTTTCTGCTAGTTATAGTGTTTATGAATTTTATTTAGGGGCTTGTTCTCCTGCTGATGCTACAGGTGTTGACCTACAAATGCATTTTTTAACTTCCGATGGCAATAATTCAAGTGCTGATATTTGGTATGCGAACCATGACATACATTACATTTCGGGTGATCAACATGTAGTAACTATTAGTGAAAACACTGGTGGAGCGATGTTTCCTATGCACAATGTCGATTCTGATATGAGCAGAGGGGCTTTTATTAAAGGGACTATTATTAATCCTTTTTCCTCTGTTGATAACACTTCAGGGCATATGCAATGTGGATTTAGGACAGAGATAAGTAATCAGAGTTCAAAATGGGCAGTAAGGGAAATACATTTTTCACAAGAAACATTAGTTAGTTGTACTGGTTTACGTTTTAATTGGTCAAGTGGGAATTGGGCTACGGGTGCTTCACACCCTGTTGGAAAACTTATTGTTAAAGGTGTTAGATAAAAAGGGTAATTTAAATAAAAGTAATCATAGAAAAACGTAATTCAATCAAAGCAAAAATACCCGAAACTTGAGTAAAATATGAGTAGAAGTAGAGACTTAGGAGATGTAGGATCTAAGGCTAATTTTTTAGATAATGTATCAACTGATTTAGGTGATTTTTCGGGGCAGAGTATACCGCATATTATACCCGATGTTTTGTACCCTGCAGTTGAAGGAAAAGACTTAGCAGGAGTTGCATTTTCTGGGTCTTATATTTATGGGACTGCACACACAGATAACCGCAAATACTACTACACCGACATTAAAGGCAGTAAGCCAATTAAAGACCCACGAATCGGTGGGCATTTTGGGAGTCAGAGGCACAAGTTTAAATCACTACAATTGCTTGAACAGGAAACAGCTACTCATGGTAAAGACGTTTACTCAATAGACGGGAGGGAATGGGCAAAAGTATGTGGAACAACCTTTGTTGCGAAAAATGATGCCAATGGGAATAGGATTTATTCGCCTGGAGTAAATGGTACAGATTTTTTTGAAATAGTGGGTTACTTTTCACACATAAATTTATTACATTCCACTCATTCTGCTAGGCCAGATAATTGTGACGTTATAATAGATGGTACTGACGTTGGGACTAACCATTCTCAACAAACAACTGTTGCAAGTCCACTTGGTGACAGATACGTTGATGCCTCTTCAGTTTCAAATGTTTCTTTAGGTTCTACAGCATTAGGTATTCATACATTAAAATATATCCCAGATACAACTGGGTCATCTGACTGTAATATATACGGCATCGAACTAATCGCTCAAGACACTTCAAACCGCAACAACATACAGATCCCTAGTCAGAATGTGGTGAGTAATGGGAAGAAGTTTACTGTAAATTCTACTAATAGTGGATTTCCTGCCACAGGTCTACATTACAATCCTTTTGCATTTAAAACAGATGGTTCAACTGCTTGGACTTCTGGGGCGCACAATGGAACGTCACTACCAGTAGGAACTGGATCTTCACACAACATTGATACTGCAACTTCATTAGGTTTAGAAAACTGGAAACATACTGACGGCAACTATTACAAACCCTACAACGGAGGTAGAGTTGTTCTTTGGATAGATAATACTGGTGTTTTAAAAACGTCTGTTACAGTAATGCCTCCGCTTGCTAAAAGCATAGCAGATTCTAATAACCTAACTCCTAGTGCGAGTTCTAACAATATAGGGGCATCCTCAGCTAACTCAGAATATAGACCATATTTCGGTCAAGATGATGCGTATGATGCTTCAGGTAAAGAAGCGCACGATGGACTGCATGAAGTAGCAAAAACTTTCTATGCTCGTGAGTTCGGAAACGGAAGTGCTAATGGTGGAACAGAGGCCACTTATGCAGATGCAAGTATGCTTAGTGGTTCTTCTGATAATATTGCTTATGTAATGGATGATGGTTTAACGAGTTTAAGTGGTAATGATTTAGAAAATGGTGATGCAACTTATAAAAATCTATTACGCACTAATCAATATTATTCAAATATTTATTTGACTTTTATTGGTACTGGTCTTTCTTTAAGAAGTGGAGATCCTCCTAGCTTAAATAATTTCGTTAATAATTTACCTTATGGCACTCATGTTTTTCAGGTAAGAGGGGATGCAGGAAGTAGTAATTATGATATTTTAATCGATGGCGTAGAGGTTCGCATTAATACTACTAATAATATTTATCTCAATTTTGAAGAATTTACCTTCTACCAACCCAAAAAACCCCCAATCCCTGAAGATGCTGTAGTCCTCGCAGATTACATGTTGTTAGCGGATTTTGTCAAACAGACAGACATCGAACCAACTCATATTTCTAAGGGAGTAAGAGCATTAAGTGGGACAAGAGATGTTTTTTATAATTCTGCCAATGCTTTTGCTGAGAATAGTAATATTGAGGATGGGTATTTCCCTTTTGGTTATGAAGCGGTTGCATCTAATAATAGTTCTGGTAGTACCTCTGCAAAATTAGTCTTCTTTGGAACTAATGCTATTTCATTAATTCAAGATTCAACCCAGGCGCACACGATTGATTTTGCAGGATCAACTGATGTTGCAAAAACAGCATTAGATTCATCAGTTAATTATAGGTCAGACGGTTATTCAATAAATGCAGATGCAACGTTAGGTTTAAATGAAGTAACGACTAATATTATTGTAGGAGGATGGGGATGGCAGGGATATTATTTAGCCACCCCAATCCACACAAGTTCACATTACCAAGCCTTTGAAACTCCATTCCTTTATGAGTTAGTTGGAGGTGATCGTAACATGGAACAGACTAATTTAGTTTGTAGTCCAGATGGTAAGAGTTGGGATGAGGTAACAAGGGATACGAGTTATATAGGAGGTAACAGGATTAGCGTTACTGAAGATACTGAAACGACTGGAGCTTCAGCAGCTATAATTTTTACAGATCATAGAGGTCTGGTGAGTGGTAGTACAGAGAGAAACTTATTTAATAAAGGTTTCGCCATAGGCTATGATCGTTTTATTTGTTTAGAAAATGGAAATTATATTTTTTCGTGGATTGCATATAACAATGCTTCAGGTGGTCATGAAATTAGATTCACAATTAATGATCAGCCTATTATCAGAACATATAAGAGCGTTGGATCTGCTTCAACACCGTTAAACGGTTCATATCACTGTAAATTGGAAAGAGGTGATTTTATTAGGTTAATAGGAAGTTTTGGTACAGACGGACCAGTATATAGCTCATTTACAGTAACAAAGGTTTGAATGTTCGTAGCAATAAAAGACACAAAAGTAATCGCTATTCACGAAACAGAATGGCAATGCAGAAGGAAGGCAAAAGGGTTAGATAAATCAGCTTACTGGACTTGGTTAGCTACTGTTACTTCTGAAGATGAAAACGGACACAAAACTTATGATTTTAGTGGTGAAGATTATGAGATTGTAGAGACAGATGCGCCACTTTCTTATGAGTCTACAGATGATGAGGGCTACGCTATTACAATCCCTTTTAACCAAAGTGGTCACGTAGTCTCAGACCTAGAAGGAACACACTACCACCTAACGTGGGACGGATCTGCAATCCTGAAAGACGATACTGCATTAACTGCATATCAAACCGCAGAGAAATGGAAGAATGTTCGTGCAGATCGGAATAGACGTTTGACAGAAACGGATTATCTTGCGTTGTCAGATCAGACCTTGAGTGAAGAGATGTCCACTTTTAGACAAGCCTTGAGGGACGTACCGACACAAACAGATCCTGACAACATAACTTGGCCTGAAAAGCCTCTATGACACAACCTCAAGAAGTGCTTCAGCAAAGGATTGAAGACAAGTTTGAAGAACTAGGGGAACGTATGCAGCAGTATGCATTTTCAAACTCAGTAGATGATTGGCATGCCTGCATTAATATGCTGCCAGAAATAGCCGACTTAGTGAATGTTTTA